GAATATAAATCTAGATCATTAGTAAAATCAGCATTAGTAACAAATCTTCTTTCCTCTAAAGTAGAGTAACTAAGAACTATTTCTCTTAAAAGACCTATGTAAGCAGATCTAACATAATTTTCTTGCTCTTTATCGTCAAAATTTTTTGTTTTGTACCATTTAAGAAGATAAAGTTTATATTGTTCTAATAGATAATTACTATCTGTTTCAGATACATTAGACCTAATAATCCATTGAGTAAATGTAAGAGGCTGAAAAAAGTCAACTGGGTTAGATGTTGTTCCAGATACAATAGAATCAGGTGTTTTGATTACTATAACATTTGATCCTAATATATCGGACATTAAATTATTTAATTGTTATATACGTTCGTTGCACTGGTAAATAATCTTAAACCTTTTAATAATGTATACATTATATTTTGATCTATTACCCCGTCATTTCCGTACCAATCATTAAAAGTAGACAGATTATAAGTTAAATTAGATCTTTTACTTTCATAATCAATTAAATTATCATATATTGGATTGTTTTCGTCTTGTTTATACCTGTAAAATTCATAAAAAGCGCCTACTTCTAGGCCGGAGAGAGATTGCGGTATGACTAAATTCCAACCCCAATAGTAATTTACTGAAGACAAATATATTACATCGGTAGATACATAACCGTTAGGGATAGTTGTATTTACAAGGGTATATTTACCTGAAAACTTTTCTCTAGCTACAATATATTCAGAAGCAGAAAATGTGCTTGTGTATATATCGAGCTGATCACCTAAATTTTCTCCAGTCCTAAACAAGCTTTGAGAAGTATTTTTTGTACCTGTAAGCTTATTCTTAGCTATGCTGCATACATCTAATACTCTTCTTAAACCTGGAGGGTAAGGATAGCCAAAATTCTTAAATACTACATCAAACATTTCACATTTTGAAATTAACGACTCAATATTACATGTATCTACATCACTTATATTATCATTAAAATTAGAAATCTTTTCAAATATTTTTGATAATAGTGCAGAATTTACATCGGAAATTTCATTACCTACTATAGTTCCTAAAAATTCGTCAAAAAATTTAGGTTTATCTTGAAGCGTTTGCATTAATGCTAAATCTTTATAAAATTTCGTACCATCAAATGATTCATTGTCTTTGTAAATTAAATTGTAACCGGACACTGGGAGTATATTAAAACTTTTAGATGTGCCTGTAATATATCTTGTATTTTTAGAAAAGTAAAAAAACTTATTTATCCATTTAAATCCTAAAAAGTCTCCATCTGCTTGATATTTGCTGTCGTAAAAATTAGAAAGAGGATAAAAGAAAAAGTTATTAGGTGCTGATACAAGATCTATACTTGGTATTGAAGATATTGTTGGTTGTGAAATAGTTTCACCGTCTACAAAATAAACTTTTAAATCGGTATTATTAATAGCTAGTATTTGATTCTGTGAATTACAAGATATACCCTCTATACTTTGAACATAGTCAGATAAGTTGAAGTATGAGCCAACTTGAATAGTTAAAACATCCGTACCATTGTTGTTAATTTTTGTTAAATTATTTTTACCTGTTGAAACCCATAGATTTTGATTCCCATCAACTGTAATATCACCGGGGTAGCTAATACCTGATATTGTAAATAGTAAATTTAAGTCTTTATCTAATTTATATACCTTGTCATTTCTAGAAATGATATCTGTTTTATCTTGATTTTCGTTTAATACAGTAACCCAGATATCGTTATTTCTGTCTACAATAACTTTTTGTGGTGATTCAGAAAATATATTAAACATGTAAGTTGAAAGTAACGAACCATTTGAAGAATACTTTAATAGTGCGGGGTATATAGGATTAGAATAGACCACATAAATTTCATTTTCTTTATTAATATCTACATAGCTTGGTGTAACACTATTTTCACCTGCAAATCCGTAGTATGTGCCGTAATCAGAAGATGATATATATGTATTGGTTGCGGGTGGTGGTATTACTCTTTGTAAATAACCATCTCCATTTAATTTTATAACTGAACCAGAATCGAATAATGTAACCCATATATTATTATCGCGGTCTAATGCAACACAACTTGGAGCAGCACTATTCCATGCATTAAAAAAGTTAACGCTAGTAGTAAGAACGGAAGTAGAAGTACTATAGCCTGATGTTACAGCGGAAAGACTAATAGTATTTAAAATTGAACCTGTGTAATCGAACTTTAACAACTTATCAGTATCAATATCAGTAACCCAATAACTGTAATCAAATTCGTTAACTCTATTAGAAGATGGTACTTGAGTAATAGAAAAAACACTTCTATGGTCATCTGTATTTACAAATTCATAAATTTTATTAATTACTGAAGGTCTCTCTCTACAACCTGAATAGAAATAATTACTATAATATTTTCCTATATACTCTGTGTAGGGTTGAGAATAGAGAAAGAATATAGTGTCTTCTTCAAAATTAGGTATGTCGTTTATGTAAGCAATAGATGAAAGTCTAGCATTTAAAACTGTTGTAGGACAAATAAAGTATCCTCTATAAAAGCCACCAGATTTAAAAATTTCTTTCTCAAAATCTGTAGAGTAAAAGCTTACAGAAGGCACTTCTGTTCCTGTTTCATCAACTAAAATTGTTTTTATATAGTATGAAGAAGTAGGTATTGTGTTAGTTGACGATAAATATGGATAACTCTTAGTAGTAAAGTTTAATTGATCTTTTAATTTAACTACATAAGGAATTTTTGTGTTTGCATAGCTTAATTTTGCAATATCAAAGCTTTCTATTATTTCGGTTCCTTCTCCATCTAATCCGTTTGAAGTAATGGTTAGTAGTGCAGCAGGATTATATCTTGTTTTTATTATAGGTAATACTGCTGGAGCAAAATTTATGTATGAAAGTTCTAAAGGAATATTGTAATTATATAGTTGTTCTTTGTATCCTAAGAAATCGTAAAATTTACTCGTGTCAAGCGCGGCAAAAATAATAATAGGAGGAGCATCAGTAACATTATTTTTATTACTATCATCAGTATAATAAAAATCAGCATAACCTGATGTACCAACAAAAATTGCATCTTCATCTTTTTCATCACAACTAACTAGACCAAAAGGTGTCTTTCTTACGTAAAGCTTTGTTGTTGATGAAGGAATCTTATCAATAATTTCATCCTGAACTACGTCTCCGACTTGTATTTTTCTTATAAATTTGTAAAACTTTTTAAGGTGTCCCCATTTGTCTTTGTAATAATTTTCAACATCATAGTAATATGAACCGGTACCACTGGCATAAAGATAAAAAGTATAACTATCTCCTGATAGCATGTTATATGTTTGATAACTATTAATTCTTTTTAAAGTAATTTTATCTGATAATCGACCTGCAGGAATATCTATAACAAAATCTAAAGGTCTTTCAAATGCTATTTCATCTTGTAGATAATTGTATATATTTACAGTAGCCTCTAAAACGGTTCTATAACTTTCACCATCTTGATTAATAAGATAAACATTTACTTTATATTCACCAGGGTATTTAAATGCATGAACTGCAGTGGGGCCTATGAAATAATTTCCATCACCATCGTTAAAGTCCCATCTTATTTTTACGTTTGAATAATCATTTGGATCAGGAATGTTAAATGTAAGAGTATAAGAACAAAGAGAAGAAACATATGATACTGAAGAAACTAACTCATTTAAGGTAAAGTTAGGTACAAAAGTAAGAGGAGTTTCTGCTAATGCGTACGCTGAGAGTGTTTTTTTACCAGTATAGTCATAAACATCTATGCCAACTGTATTCGTGTTTATTAAAGCCATATTTAATATTCAATTTTTGTATTGGCTGTTGATACTGATAATATTTCAATCTTATCTAGTAATGATAAAGGATTATTTAAGAAAGGATATTTAAAAAACGGAACCTGATAATTTTGAGATACAACTAAAATATCTTCGTCAGGATATACAGGATTCCAAACTAAGAAATTAATACCAGGTACTTTAAAGGTTCCAGTACTATCAGTTCTTTCTACATAAAAATCTTCAACACCTTCAATATCAAAAATCTGTGAAGTGATATCATTAATATCAAGTAATTTACCAAGGCTATTATTAGTAGTATCAAAATAGTTTTTCAAAATGTTATAAACTTGATTTTTTATTGATTGGTTATCAATTTGAGACAAAACATTTTTAGTTACTACAAACTTACTTTGATCGGTTATTGATGTAGTAAGAACTTCGCCAGGCCTTCTAATACCAAAATCTACAGCAACGTAAATAGGATCATTAATAATAACCTCTGCTGTCATAGTTTTATATTTTTGAATTTCATTTAATAATAATTCTTTTTGAGCTGAATTTAAATAATTTGTTCTTTTTGTAAGTGTTGTAAGTTTTTCTAATCTAGGAACTGCATATATATAAACATTATTAAAATCACATGAATCAGCAAATCGTACTTGGTTAAATAGAGTACGGGAATCATCATTACCTTTTTCGAGGTTTAAATCGTAGAAATATCTTAAATGACCATTTATATAATCCCAATTATTTGCAGCTTTTGTTGAAGAAATAATATTTGCAAAGTTTTTATTAACAAAATTTTCATAGTCACTAGCTGTTACTAATCTAAATTGTGCATTATAAATTTTAGGAGCATTTACTTTAATGCTTTCTGCAGATTCTCTATCTTGAAATTTTGTAGATGGTTCAATATTAACAAAGACTAAATTCTTAGTCTCATCTTCTGTTAGTAAATTTAAGTTAGTAGACACAGTATCAGTTAAAATTTTATCATATCTAGTTGACGAATATAAGAAAAGTTTGTTTCCATTAAGAAGACCTGAATCAACTTCTCCTCTCTTACCACTAGATTTCAAAAAGTATATTGCAACTTCATCTCCTTGTACAAGCTTTCTACCTGTTACTCCGTTACCAAATTTAATTTCATAGCGCTCATTTTCATTTAATCTTTTCTCAAATACTCTCGCATTACTGCCATTTAAAAATAAAGAAGGTGTTTCAGTATACTTAAAATACTTACCTGATTCTTTTTCCTTCACATAAACATCTAAATTAAAATGATCTATAACTTCTTCTTCATCATCAGTTACAAAAACTACCGTTATGTTTTCAAAATTATCACCAATAGCGGTATAGGTAGGGTACTCTACATAACTTCCTTGATAAAGAATATTTTTTTCTCCAAACTCAGTTAAATCTTGAATTTCATTTGTAGTTTTTGTAAACGAGACGTCAGCATTAAAAGAATAGCTAATGCCATTAAGCGTAAAAAACGAATACCTTTTTATGGTATAGCTTTCGGGAGGAAGGGATGCATTAGCTTGAGCTAAGAATGTTAATAAACTTGTTTGATACCCTACGGGTTTATAATTTAACTCTTTTACTATTTTATTAATATTTTCATACATAGTTGCCTGACTAAAAAGACTTTCAGATGCTGTTCTGTTTAAATAAAACAATAACACATGATAAGCATATGCTATCATATCTATAACAGCAGATATATTACTGCCTTCAAAATTTTGATCAGTAAAATATGTTGATGCGTTTAACCTATCTACTATAAGCTGTTTTAAAGATAGAGCGTCAAAAGCAGCATAACCTTGTTGATTTAATAAAAAATTGGAATCGTTTTCAGTACTCATGATGTAAAGGTAAATCCATTAATATTTAATAAGCCCCTTAATTTTAGGAGTTCAGCTTCTAATTGAGGTACTGACATTATTAATTCAATCGTATATGAATTGTCGTCAGGATTGGCTATAACTTGAATTGCATTAATTTTAACTCTAGGTTCAAAATCTCTTATGTTTTTTTCAATGTTATCACCTATACTTTTAGCGTTACTTTCAGTAACTTGGTCAAATAAAAAATTACCTAAATTCATTCCAAAATAAGGATTAAGGAGTTTTTCACCTCTATTAGTAGTAAATAGGTTTTGAAGGCTATTTTTAATAGCATTTAAGTTATTATCTATCTTTAAATCTTTAATTTCATTAGTTTTCTTAAACTCTTTGTTTTGAGTGTAACTATATTGAAAATCAAGCATTAAATCTTGATATTTAAGATCGTCCGTATTTTTTACATTAGAAATACTGTCTATTCTAATACTCATTGTAATTATTTAATACATAATATTGTGTAAAATAGTACTATAAAAAATAAATAATAACGATGACCAGGAAGTTTACACCCTTATTAGAAACGTATTTACAGAAATTTACACGTGGAGGATTTCTCACAGGTGATATTGTAAAGATAAAGAAAGATGCATTTTCAAGTGATTTTTTTAAATCTCAACCTAAACAATATCAAGAAAAACTTAAGAGTTGGGCACAGAGCGATTTACTATTAAGAGTTAGCTCAGTTAAGCCTATTAGACCAACAAATCAAGCAACCGGTAATGCTGAAATAACCGGTAGTGAGTTTGATGTTGATATCACACAGGAAATAGCTCCTGGACGTTATGTAGATTTTCTTACTATTCCTGCTTCTTTGCTTGATCCTTTAGATGCAACCTCACCCAATCTTCCTCCAATTCCTGATTCATTAAAGAGAAAATCAAAAACAAATATTAAGCCTGAAGAACAAGAGACTCAAGTACAGCAGGTAAATCATACTTTTATGTCTGATGATGGTAAGGGTAAATTAATACATGGTGATAGAAAACTAAACAATTTTAATACTAAAATACCTTCCATGCCTGCAACAAAATCACAGGCTGTAGCAAATTATACACATAATTATCTACCTAAGAGATAACATCCTCTAAGGATATTAAACAACTATAAAAATTAATTTCTTGATCTACTACAAATGTAGTTCTGTATAAATACTCTGAAACTATAAGTAAGGCTCTCTTACTCTTTTCATTATCGAAATTTAAATTATCATTTAAATAGTAAAACATTTCTTTTAAGAGTAGCTGATAATCAGCTTGAAACTTCTCTTCATTCTCAATACAATATTTTCTAGCTAAATTTGACTTCTTAGTCTTAACAAATTCAAAGCATTTATTAATTACATCACTTTTAATCGACAATTCAGGTATAACTAAATTATTAGAATGACTAAACTTTTGCAAATCATTAATAATCTTTCTTACATCAGGATATAATTTTTTAATTAGTAAAACTAAATTTTGCTTTTGTTCCTCTTTTATAGTTACTTGTTCAGCTTTTAAAATTTGAGATATTCTTTTGACTATTCCTTGAATGGGTGGGGTTAGATTTAACTCCTGACATCTACTCTGCAGTGCTTGAATAATTTTGTGTTTAAAATTACCTGTTAAAATATATCTAGTATTACTACTAAACTCCTCCATAGTATTGCGCAAGGCTTTTTGAGCTTCTAAGCTAATACCATCTACTTCATCTAATATTACTACCTTAATATTACCATCAAAGCTCTTGGTCTTAGAAAAGCTTACAACCTTGTTTCTAATAGTATCAATACCATTCTCATCACTCGCATTAATGTAAAGATATTGACATTGTAAAATACTATTAACAATAATTTTGGCTAAGGACGTCTTTCCGATACCTTGAATACCTACCAATAATAGATTAGGAATCTCTTTTTTAGAAACATATGTATCTAAAATCTTTCGTGTATCGTCGTTTAGAACGATATCGTTAAGATTTTTAGGTCTATATTTTTCTATCCAAAGATTATCAAAGTTCATTTACCAGAAGAACCAAATCCTTTTTCACCTCTACTAGATTGTACAGTCTTATCTGTAAATTGCACATTAAAGTTTGGTGCTAATGGATAAAGAACAAATTGAGCTATTCTATCACCTTTTTTAACATGATAATCTGTATCTGATAAGTTGTATAACTTAATCCCTGCATCTCCTCTATATCCATTATCTATAATACCGGGATGTGCTAATATTCCATGCTTAAAGCCTAAACCGCTTCTGCTTTCAACTTTGATCCAATAGTTTTCAGGTATATAAGCGAATGTCAAGCCTACTCCAACGACTGCTGATCCTTTTGCAGGTACAGTCTTATCTTCAATACAATAAACATCGTAGCCAGAATCAGATTCATTATTTTTAGTAGGTAAAATAGCTGAATCATTAGTTTTAATAAAGGAAATTACGCTCATAGTTTTATTATAGTTTTGACTATCTTATTATCAACATAAATAATAATAACATGGCTGAAGAAAACAATGATAATATTGATGACATTATAGATGCTCTTAAAGAAAAAAATGTCCAATTAACAAAAGAGATCAGAAAAGTATCTAAAGAAAATATAGAAGAATTTGTTATTGATAGTGCTGGTTCTGTTATTAATGAATGTGTTGATTTAGTAAAAAATTTAGGTATCTTTATGCAATCTGCTCCTAATGCTAAGGACCTTTCTGCATACGCTGAACTTATTAATGCTTCTGCAAACGCAATAGAAACATTAAACAAAATTATAGTTCAAGACAAAAAGAGTGATACACTTAAAGATCTAAAGAAGATGGATCA